ATAACTTGCGTTATGTACCTTTAAAGATCATAGGCCCCGTAAGACCCTTGTGGTGAAGAATGTCTCTACACCTTCTGGATTCTTAACGTTGAAGGGGAAGCTGTCGATCCCTAGTACGCTCCTGATCTTAGTAGCGCCTCCTGCACGTGCGAACACTTCTACAGGGTCCATCCCACTGGACAAGACCTCATCTCCCTTCTTCATTAGCCCTACAAAGTGGTTGAACCGTTTGTCCCAACGCACATTCTCGGCCTGCATTATCCAGCGAGCACTGTCCATATACTTATTCCATCCCGAACGAAGTCGCTCATACGACATCATGCCATTCAAGGCACGGAATGGGCTTCTGACCCCATGGCAGATTCCACCTACCATGTAGTCAATGGAGTGCCACCTTTGCAGATAGTGGCAACCACTGTCTGAGATAAATTGCTTCTCCCGATTCATGGTGAGATGAACCTCAGTCATCAAGTCCTCCAGTTCTTCATGGATGTCCACATCCCACACGAATACGGAGTCATCACCCAAGACTTCGTAACGCTCGAGGTTGGCACCCACTACCAGTGAGACATAAAACGCTGCAAGCAAATTACACAGCGAATCAATCATGTTTGTCTCACCTGAACCGCTGGGAACGGCGCCGTTCCTCCCATACCAGACACCATCTGGACAAATCAACGGTGTCTGACAAAAGGCCTCACGTAGTAAGTTTATCCTACGCGCCGCCCGTGGTTCGAACCACCACTCTATCGCATCGAATGCAATATCGGTGAAGGCACGAAGGAGTGATGAGTCGAACTTGGAGTAATCTCCTGACACAATAGTGAACTGGTTTCTAACCGCATACTGAAGGAGGCCAGTCATGGACCGATCAACATGATCTTGGCTATTCCAGCCACTAAAGCCAGGAAGCACACGCAATGCAGAGACTAGTGGGTCGATAATTGTCTTTGACAAAATCGTCTCACAGTGATCTGCTCCAAACACATGTCTCCGCTTCGCCACTGCTTCGCCCGTCGGCTGCCCTCTCCTGAACAGCGTATAAGGCCAGATTTCCTCCCAGGACTCTATTGAGCGAGCACGCTCAAGATACTCTTCAACGTACTTCCGTTCACGTGACCACCTAGGTGCTCCGAGATTTGTATCTTGCGGCATAGCCTCAACAGCGTACTCTAAGCTTGCAAGCCGTAACGCGCGGTGAGGTAAGAAAGACAAAAGAATAGCCTTGGCCTGGTCTAGCATTGCTGCACTACC